CGCATTTATGCCTTTACCTTTCAAAGAACCATCAGCAACATTATTACAATTAATGGGAATAGTGGTTCAAGCAGGACAACGATTTGCCGCCATAGCTGACATGCAGGTCGGTGACGGCAACCAACAGGCCGCTGTTGGAACGACCATTGCTCTCTTAGAACGTGGTTCCAGAGTCATGTCAGCCATACATAAAAGATTGTATGTGGCGCTTAAAAAAGAATTTGTTTTACTAGCTGATGTATTTAAAACTTACTTACCACCAGAATATCCTTACGATGTTGTAGGTGGACAAAGAAATATTAAAGTTGCAGACTTTGATGACAAGGTAGATATTTTACCTGTTGCAGATCCAAACATATTTTCACAATCACAAAGAATAAGTTTAGCTCAAACAGAACTACAACTTGCAATGTCTAATCCACAAATGCATAATTTGTACGAAGCATATAGAGATATGTATTCTGCAATCGGTGTAAAAGATATCAATAGAATCTTACCACCACCTCAACAACCAATGCCAATGGACCCAGCGTCTGAAAATATTATGGCAATGTCAGGTAAACCTTTTCAAGCATTCAAAGGTCAAGATCATAGAGCACATATAACTTCGCATTTAAATTTTATGGCAACTAACATGGCTAAAAATAGTCCGCCAGTTATGGGTGCATTACAAAAAAATATATTTGAACACATCGCTCTAATGGCACAAGAACAATTAGAAGTAGAATTTAGAGAAGAGATACAACAATTGATGCAATTACAACAATTAGCACAACAAAATCCACAAATGGCACAGAGTCCTGAAGTTCAACAACAGATTATGCAGTTAAGTATGGGAGTTGAAGCAAGAAAAGCTAAATTAATTGCAGATATGACACAAGAATTTAAGGAAGAAGAAAACAAAATCATGGGTGACTTTGGAAATGATCCGATTGCGAAGTTAAAAGCAAGAGAATTAGACCTTAGAGCCATGGATAATCAACAAAAACACGACCAAGCTGACCAAAGATTGAACTTAGATAAGTCTAGAGCTATGATGAATCAGTCAATGCACGATGAAAAGCTTGAACAAAACGAAGAATTGGCTAAACTAAGAGCTAATACATCGATTGAGAAAACTATTTTAGGTAAAACTCTTCCAAGTTCGGATCAAATGCCTGGAAATGTTGCAATCATTCGAAAAACTGGAGAATAAATATGAAAAAAAATAAAAAAAACAGTCACGCAGGCATGACTCACGTAGATCATGACATGTTCTTGAACAAAGACGGTTTACCAAACGGTGGAGTTGAAGTTGAGGTGTCAAATCCTACTGAAACTCAAACTGTTCAAGTAAAAGGAACTAAAAGAATGCTGTCTGAAAAGAAAAAAGACGCAAACTGGTATTAAGTCATGTGGTTATCGGCAATTAAACTAGCCGTTTCTGCTGGAAGCAAGATTTATGCTAACAAGCAGAGAACTAAAATGGCTATGTCAGATGCACAACTAATGCATGCGCAAAAAATGGCCCAGGGTGAGGAAGCTTACCAGGGAAAACTGTTAGAAGCTCGTCAATCAGACTGGAAGGACGAGGCCGTTTTGATAATTCTCAGTTTGCCCGTGTTGGTGCTCGCATATGCAGTAATATCGGACGATCCAACTGCTATGGACAAAGTAAAACTCTTTTTCGACATGTTCTCACAGCTCCCGTCATGGTTCACAAATCTTTGGATCCTTGTAGTGGCGAGCATATATGGTATAAAGGGAACGCAAATATTTAGAAACGGAGGTAAAAAATAATGGCAAAGAAAAAAAATAAACTAAAAAGTTTTCTTAAAAAAGCTGGAATGGCTGCTGCAGGTGCATTAGCATTAGGGGCTTTAAGAAACAGAAGTGCTGCTGAAAACAGAATTAAAGGAATGATTGAAAATGATTCTTTTGCAAATGCACGTAAATTAATGACAACAGATGCAGCTATGGGAAATTCACCATACACAGATGCTATCATGAGAAGACAAGCACTTGCTGCAGAAAATATGATGACACCACAAGACATGGCTAATGACCCTATGTTTATGAATGCTATGGCAAAAGATGGTGGAAGAATCAAAAAAACTAAAAAAGGTGGAAGAGCCGTAAGAAAAGCAAATAGGAGTAAGAAAAAATAATGCCTGGAATGATGAAAAGACCGATGTATAAAAACGGTAAAAAAGTTTTAAAACCAGTTAAACCATCTCAAAAAGGTTTAAAAAAATTACCCAAAAAAGTTAGAAACAAAATGGGTTACATGAAGGATGGTGGGAGAGCTAAGTAATGGCTCGACCTGGTCTATACGCAAACATTCACGCTAAAAGAAAGCGTGGGGGTAAGATGCGAAAGAAGGGTGCAAAGGGTGCACCGAAAGCATCTGATTTTAAACGTGCAAAACAAACAGCGAGATCATAATGACAAAACTTTGTTCTAGAGGTAAGTCGGCCGCGAAAAGAAAATTTAAAGTTTACCCGTCTGCATATGCGAACGCATATGCTAGTAAAATTTGTGCAGGTAAAATTAAAGATCCTTCTGGTGTAAAAAGAAAAGATTTTAAAGGACCTAAACCTGCTGGAAAAAAAGATGGTGGTAGAATCGGTTATAAAAACGGTGGTTCTATTGCTAGAGGTTGTGGTAAGGTCATGTCTAATAGAAGGAAAAAAACAAAGGTCTACTAATGGCTGGTTTAAAAGAATGGTTCAAACAGGATTGGGTAGATATTGGTGCCAAGAAAAAAGGCGGAGGTTTTAAAAAATGTGGAAGAAAATCTGCAAGTGGATCAAAAAGAAAATATCCAAAGTGCGTCCCTGCTGCCAAAGCAGCAAGCATGACAGACTCCCAGAGACGGAGTGCCGTTGCAAGGAAAAGAAGTAAAGCACAAGGTGTAGGTGGTAAGCCGACTAACGTTCCAACATTTGCAAAGAAAAGAAAAAGCATGGCATTCGGAGGTAGAGTATAATGAGTAAAGGTACTATGCCAGCTAGAAACAAAAAGAATTTCAGACCTACAAAGTCTGGAGCAGGTATGACACGAGCCGGTGTTGCTGCCTACAGAAGACTTAATCCCGGTTCTAAATTAAAAACAGCCGTGACAGGAAAAGTGAAGCCTGGATCAAAAGCTGCAAAACGTAGAAAATCGTACTGCGCACGTTCACTAGGTCAGCTCAAAAGAGCATCAGCTAAAACACGTAATGATCCTAACTCACGAATCCGTCAAGCAAGAAGGAGATGGAAATGTTAAAAAATAGCAAAAAGAAAAAAATAAAAAAAGTAATTAAGGGTTTAAAAAAAGCATCTAGATTACATGCAGGTCAAGCTAAAACATTAAAAGGAGTTATAGGTGGCGGATCCAAAAAAGGGCACAGGTAAAAAACCTAAAGGTAGTGGTAGACGACTTTACACTGATGAAAACCCGCGTGACACTGTTGGCATTAAGTTTGCAACGCCGACGGATGCGAGAAAAACAGTTGCGAAAGTTAAGAAAATATCTAAACCATTTGCTAGAAAAATTCAAATTTTAACTGTTGGAGAACAGCGTGCCAAAGTTATGGGTAAACGAGAAGTCGCTGCAATTTTTAAGAAAGGAAAGGAGTCAATAAGAAATGCGAAGAGCAATACTAGACGCACTAAGGCTTAAATATGAAGCTGAAATAGCAGAAGCAGATGCTACTGCAAATATCTATTTAGATAATTCAGTGGGTATAGGAGAACACCCACAACACATTGAAGAGGTAAACAAACAAATAGAAAGAATAGCTAATGCAAAAGAAAAATTAGCTGTGCTAGATGAGTTTGAACCTGAAAGGAGTGTATTATAATGGACTTTATAGATAAAATTAGAAAAATAATTAAGATGAGACATGATGATGTCGTAGTTGCAATGACCACAGGTGGTGTTGACAGTATGGAAAAATACCAGTATATGTTGGGTCAGATACGAACTTATCAGTATCTATTACAGGAAATATCCACCCTGCTAAAAACAAAGGAGCAAAATGACAGTGAAGGAACAATTATCAGCATCAAATCAAAAGATAATAACACCAAATAAAACTCTTGTTGGTGTTGAACAACCAAAGAAAAAAGAGATTAACGAAGAATCTAAACTACCAGAACCAACAGGTTGGAGAATTTTAGTTTTACCTTTTAAACAAAAAGAAAAAACTAAAGGTGGTTTAATACTAGCAGACGAAACAGTAGAACGATCACAAGTAGCATCAACTTGTGGTTTAGTTTTAAGAATGGGTCCACACTGCTATGATAAAGAAAGATATCCAGAAGGACCCTGGTGTAAAAAAGGTGATTGGATTATCTTTGCAAGATATGCTGGATCACGAATTAAAATAGATGGGGGTGAGATAAGACTTCTCAATGATGATGAAGTTTTAGCAACCGTGGAAAACCCTGAAGATATATTCCACGAATTTTAACAATCATAGGAGATACTATGCAAGAAGAAGAAAAGAAAACAGTTGATATCGATACTTCCGGTCCCGAAGTAGATATTCAATTGCCAGAAGAAAAAACAGAAGAGGTTGTAGAACAACCAACAGAGGACAAAACATATGAAAACGAACGTGAGACAAAACTTGAAGACGGTGGTAGCGCCGATGACTCATCTGAGAAATCTGTACAGCAGTCTGATAGCAAAGAAGATAATAAACAAGAAGACAACAGTAAGCAAATTGAAGAGTATTCTGAAGGCGTTAAAAAGCGAATAGCTAAATTAACAAAAAGAATGCGTGAAGCTGAAAGACAAAAAGAAGAAGCTTTACGTTATGCAGATAGTATTAAACAGGAAAGAGATAAGTTTAAAACTACAGCAGACTCTTTAGATAAAAATTATGTTGCAGAAATGGAAGGTAGGATTACTTCTTCTATTGCAGCAGCTCAAGAAAAACTAAGAGCAGCTAGACAAGCAGAAGATCCAAAAGCTGAAACAGAAGCTTTGGCTGCTATTTCTCAACTTGGTTATGAACAGGGCAAATTAGCTGAACTTAAAACCCAGCATCAAATGCAGGAAACAGCAGCTAAAGAAAAACCTGTTGAACAACCATCACTATATCAACAACCAAGACAACAAGCTCAAACTCCGCCAGATCCAATGGCTGAAGAATGGGCTAGTAATAATGAGTGGTTCGGTAAAGATAGTGCAATGACGTATACAGCGTTTGATTTGCACAGAAAACTTACCGAAGAAGAAGGAATTGACCCTAGGTCTGAAGAATATTATACGGAAATCGACAAAAGAATTAGGTTGGAATTTCCGCATAAATTTGATAAACCTATGGACAAACCGGTTAGTAAACCTACACAAACCGTTGCCTCTGCAACGCGTAGTCCAAAGACTAGTCGTAAATCAGTGAGACTCACATCATCTCAAGTAGCAATTGCTAAAAAATTAGGTGTGCCACTAGAAGAATATGCGAAACAACTTATGAACACGAAGGAGGTATAGGCATATGAAAAAAGAACAACCAACTCGTGCGAGCCAAACAAAGAAAAGTGATTCAACAAAAGTTGAAGCACAAGCAAAAACGGTAGCTCCAAAAGAGAGACCAAAAGTTTGGACTCCACCATCGTACTTAGATACGCCCAACGCGCCAAATGGATATAGACACAGATGGGTCAGGACAGAAATCCTAGGATTCGTTGATACGAAAAACATACAAGGACGCTTAAGGTCCGGTTATGAGTTAGTAAGATCAGATGAATATCCCGAAGAGGACTTTCCCACTATCGCAGATGGCAAATACGCAGGGGTGATCGGGCACGGAGGCCTTGTGCTGACAAGGGTACCAGAGGAGATCGCGCAGCAAAGAACTGAATACTATGCTAGACAAGCACAGGACCAGCAGGCTGCAATAGACGCCGATCTTGCGAAGGAACAGCATAAGAGTATGCCTATCAATGTAGATAGAGATACTCGTGTAACCTTCGGTGGTTCAAAGAAAAGTTAATTTTTTAACAATTCCGAAACCAGCGAAATAACCGTACTGGAGGCCTGAAAGGGCAGGTACATTTTAAGGAGAAAACGTATGGCTAACGCGTCAACAACTGGGTTCGGTTTTAGACCCATTAAAAAAGTTGGTCAGACAGATAACGTAGGTGCTCTTACAGAGTACAGCGTTGCAGCTTCTTCTGCTTTAATTTCGCACGCAGCAATGGTGCAGTTAACTGCGGATGGTGTTGTACTCGCTTCAGGAAACACAGATGCAAATAATCTGGGTACACTGAATGGCGTTTTCTATACTGATGCCGACACAAATAAACCAACGTTTGCAAACTTTTCAAAAGCAAGTAACACTGCTACTGATATTGTTGCATTCGTAAACGACGACCCTAGACAGGTTTATGAAATCATGTCTGCGGACACTGCATTCAACCAAAACGAAGTTGGTGGATGTGCTGACCAGGTCGTAGCAGTAGGAGTTACTCCGTTGTTCATTTCGAAATCAAAAATTTCGGCTACAACAGGTGCTTCTATCGCTCAACTTAAAATCCTAGGTGTTTCTAGAGATCCTGATCATTCAGATACTTCTGCTGAGGGCTTTGCTCTTAGAGTTATTATCAATGAGCATATTCTTGGAAACAACGTGGCAGGTATATAAGGAGTAATTAAATTATGGCTATATCACGTAATCAACTAGTTAAAGAACTAGAGCCAGGTTTAAATGCACTATTTGGCCTGGAGTATAAACAGTATGAACAAGAACATGCTGAAATATACACAACTGAGTCCTCTGACAGAGCTTTTGAAGAAGAAGTTATGTTATCAGGTTTCTCTCAAGCACAAGTTAAACCAGAAGGTGCTGGTGTAACTTACGACAGTGCTCAAGAAACTTTCACAGCTAGATACACTCACGAGACAATCGCTCTTGGGTTTGCTATCACTGAGGAAGCCATTGAGGACAATTTGTATGACAGACTTGCGTCTAGATATACAAAAGCTTTAGCAAGATCTATGGCTCAAACTAAACAAGTTAAAGCAGCTGCACCATTAAACAATGGTTTACCTGGATTGAGTTTCACTTCAGGCGATGGTGTAACTCTTTTCAACACAGCTCACCCAACTATTGCTGGAACTTTCAGTAATACATTGGCAACAGCTGCGGACTTAAACGAAACTTCATTAGAGCAATCAATGATCGACATTGCTGCGCTTACTGATGAAAGAGGTTTAAAAATCGCTGCGAAAGCTGTGAAGATGATCATTCCATCTGCACTACAATTCACTGCTGAAAGACTTATGAAGTCTTCACAAAGAGTTGGAACTGCTGATAATGATATCAACGCATTAGCAAGCATGGGAATGATTCCTGGCGGCTACACAGTTAACCACTATTTAACTGACACAGATGCGTTCTATATCACTACAGACGTGCCTAACGGAATGAAGCATATGGAAAGAGCTCCATTAACTACAAAAATGGAAGGCGATTTCGATACTGGAAACGTAAGATACAAAGCTAGAGAAAGATACGTATTTGGCGTATCAGACCCTAGAGGTATTTTTGCATCACCAGGTGCTTAATCAATAATTTTGTGGCGGGACACAGTTCCGCCACAATCGTTAAATAGAAAGGAAAAATGCACCCTAAAAACTTCAGAGTACAGATCTTTGCATATCAACTTCATGCTGATTTTATAATAACTAGTATTGATGCTCCATTAGACATTGAAAACGCTATTATTGACAAATTGGGAAAAGGTGATATAAAATGGGAACATCTTGGAGAAATGAATGATCCAAGAGTAAAGAGAATAACTTATGAGGAAGTTATCGATGCAACAACATCTAGAGACCCTTTACACGAAGAAGAGGGGTCTGGACTTAGAGTGGGAACAGGAGCATCTTAAAGAGGGTAGATATACTCTTAATATGGTTAAGATTGACAGAAAAGTCAGAGAAGTAATTAGCCATATAAAACTAGCAGAAGCTAG